CGTGTTCAAGGAAAGCGGGCTGCGATATTACTGGCCTAAAGACCTGCCTACGAAGTGGGACAAGGTCGTTGCCAGCCTTGATGCAACGTTCAAAGACACGGATGGCACCGATTTCGTGGTATTTCAGGTATGGGGAAAATACGGCGCGAATTCGTATCTGCTCGACCAATCCCGCGCGCGTATGAGTTTCACAAAAACCGTATCGGAGGCCGTGCGCATCAAGGAAAAATGGCCTAACATACGCGAGTTCTACATCGAGGATAAGGCGAACGGCCCGGCGGTTATCGATACGCTCAAGCCAATCGTGCCGGGGTTAATCGCCGTTGAACCGGATGGTTCGAAGCTGGCGCGTGCTCACGCCGTAACCTCGTACTGGGAGGCTGGAAACGTGTGGCTACCACATCCTGACATCACGCCGTGGGTTAAGGATTTGGTTTCAGAATTGACGGCATTCCCGGCGTCGGCTAACGACGATCAGGTGGACGCATTGACACAAGCCCTGCGTATGCTGTACCCTCTTTTCAGCAAAATCAGGATTTCGCAAGAAGCGTTAAACAAGGCTATGGGGCGCGGGTGATGGCTAAAAAAACGATTAAACCTAAGCCGAACTCACTTCGAACAGCCGCCTATAAAGCGAAAACAGTTGCGATAGAATCAGTAAATAAATACGCCTATCCCGTGCGCCCGCCCGATATTCTGCCCGGCGTTGTGCCCAAGGGCGGAAAAGCCCCCGTCATCGCGATGGACTATAACCCCGGCTACGGACAGTTTTCGCAATACGCGCAGACGATTGTGGGATTCCCGGGATTTTCGTACCTTTCCATGCTGGCGACACGGCCTGAATACCGCGCGTTCGCATCGACGCTTTCAACGGAAATCACCCGCGAATGGATCGAGTTCACGTCAAAGCAGGACGATGACACGGATTCGAACGATAAAATCAAATTGATCGAAGACGAATTTAAGCGGCTTAATGTCATGGGTGCGATTCAGACCGCCGCCGCACATGATTGCCTTTTTGGTCGCGCGCAGTTGTTTATCGACATCAAAGGTGCCGACCGTAAAACCCCATTAATCCTCGACCCACGGACGATTAAAAAAGATTCTCTCACCCGCATATCACCCGTCGAGGCTATATGGACAACACCGTCACGGTATAACTCGATTGATCCCGCCGCCCCAGATTTTTATAAGCCTGATAACTGGTTCATGCTCGGCCAAGAAGTCCACGCATCGCGCCTGATGACCGTCGTGACGCGACCGCTACCTGATCTGCTAAAACCGGCTTTTAACTTCGCTGGCATGTCGATGTCACAGCTTGCTGAACCGTATGTCGATAACTGGCTGCGCACGCGTCAGAGTGTTGCCGATCTGATTAATAATTTCTCGATTACGATTCTTTCAACCTCGATGGATCAGGTTTTACAGGGTTCGGACGATGGCACCGATTTATTCGCCCGCGCTGATCTGTTTACCGCAACGCGCAGTAATCGCGGGCTGATGCTGGTGGATAAAGACCGCGAGGAGGTTGTGCAGGTAAACACGCCTCTATCTGGCCTGAGCGAACTGCAGGCGCAATCGCAGGAGCAGATGTCTTCAGTGTCGCGCATCCCGACGGTGATCCTGACTGGGCTATCTCCAACCGGCTTGAATGCATCAAGCGAGGGCGAAATTCGCGTGTTTTACGACTGGATCGCCGCGCAACAGGAATCGTTCTGGCGCGAGCCGATTGAAACGATTTTGAAAGTTGTACAGCTTAATTTGTTCGGCTCGATTGATCCCGACATCGGATTTACGTTCGTGCCGCTATTCCAGCTTACCGGCAAGGAATTGTCCGAAGTGCGCGCCGCAGATGGCGTGACGGATGTGGGATATGTGAACGCCGGAATATTATCGCAAGAGGAAGTCCGCGCAAAGCTGGCGAAAGACCCTGAAAGCGGTTATCAGGGTATAGACGTTGGTGACATGCCAGTATTGCCTGAATTACCAGATGAACCACCGGAAGACCCGAAAGTGGCAGGGGATTGCGATATACTGGCACACGACGCGGAATTTAACGAAAGCGACCATCCGCGTGCCGATAATGGCGAGTTTTCCAAGGGCGGTTATAGTAAAAATATGCGTGTTGCAGTTAAGCAGATGCAGGATATGGGACAAGAAGCTGAGCTGGGAACGCCAGGTAAGTTTAAGAATGGGGCATCTGTACCGGCTAGCTTCTATAAGGGTAAAGTCTATGTAAATCCTGCCGCTTATCAGTTTTGGAACGACCCAGTTGGCATGATGAATACCAATAAAGAAAGCGGCCAATTATCATCTAGCCATCCATTGCATGTCATCCACCATGAAATTGGACATTCTAAATATCGTACAAAAGCCACACGATTTGATGTTGGTGAGCAAGGACTCGTGCGTAAAGAGGTGGGAAATTACGCTGCAAAAAACCCTAACGAATTTCTAGCAGAGGTTCATGCTGGACTGCATGGAGGCACGAAGTTTAGCGCGGATATTATGGGTCTATTCAAGAAATATGCGGGTGTCGATGCCCCGCCAAACGGGGAAGAACCGCCGGATGAAGGTAAATAAAAGCAGTACAGGTCAGCCGAAAATTCTGCCACCTACCCTTCCTAATCTGGGGGTTTGCCACCATTATCGACACGCGCTGCAAGAGATGATTGTCGATATGCACATCTCGTTTGAGTATTGGGTGACGGCATCTTACCGCAAAAACCCGCCTCGCCTAGCCGCCCTTATCGCGCAAGACGGCACGCCGTCGGATGTAACTAAAAAAGTAATCGCCGACCTAGCTAAAAAGTGGATAAAGCATTTTGAGGATTCAGCGCCGAAAGTGGCGTATGGATATGTAAAAAGCATGTTTGATGCCAGCGATATTGCGTTTACGAAATCCCTGAAGGATGCAGGCTGGGCTGTAAAATTCACCATGACGCCCGCCGTAAAGGATGCGTTCACCGCCTCGCTAAACGAAAATATCAGCCTGATTAAAAGCATCCCAGCGCAGTACGCGCAAGAGCTTGAGGGCATCGTCATGCGGTCGTATTCCGCAGGCCGAGACCTTGAAATGATGGTACGGGAAATAAAGCAGCTTTATCCAAAGGCCGCGAAAAGAGCGGAATTGATAGCTAGGGATCAGTCGAATAAAGCGACCGCAGTTTGTAACCGAACACGGCAAATGGAACTCGGAATCACGCAGGGAAAATGGTTGCATTCTCATGCTGGTGAAATCCCTCGTCCTAGCCATGTAAAAGCTAATGGAACTATTTACAATATTGCAGAGGGATGTTTTATCGATGGTGAATATATTCAACCCGGAGAAAAGATAAATTGCAGATGTTCTTGTCGTGCAATCTTGCCATATTAACCCGCTTGCTACTACTATCCCGTTTATTATAGGCTATTCGCATGGCTGATGTTAAACTCGCATTTGATCGTTCCACCGTTCGCACTATTGATGCGGATGGCCGGTTGCATGTTTCTAAATCTCACATCACAAAAGCGGGCGTAAATTTATACATGGGGAAAGAAATCCCCGGCTGGGAAGGCCTTGGATTAAAGCCCGATCAGATTTATCGCATGTTGCGCGACCCCGGCGAATTGGCGAAGGCGGTTGATACATTCGCCCGCATGCAAATTCAGAATGAGCATGTCCATACAACGGTTGAAAATCCCCGCCCTGATCTGATCGTCGGCGCTGTTGGTTCGGACGTTTCTTTCAACGCGCCATACCTCGATGCCGACCTGTGTATATGGGACGCTGAAGCCATCGCAGGTATAGAAACGGGAGTTGTTCGCGAATTATCTTGCGCCTACCGTTACGTTCCACTTATGACTAAGGGAGAGTATGAAGGTCAGCCTTACGATGGCATCATGACAGAGATACAGGGCAGTCACCTATGCCTAGTACCTGTAGGACGCGCCGGAGAAGATGTGATCGTAGCAGATAGTAACCCGTTTCAGGAGAGTAAAATGGCAAAATGCGCAACTGATGAAGAAGACAAGAAAATCGTTAAGGCTGAAGAAAAAGAAAAGGTCGTCGCAAAAGACGAAGACGATGATAAAGAAGACAAGAAAGACAAGGTTGCCAAGGATGAAGAAGACGACAAAGACGACAAAAAGGAAAAAGTCGCAAAAGACGAAGACGACGATAAAATGAGCAAAGAGGATGTCAAAGCCGCTATGGATGGCCTGCGCGCTGAACTGCTCGCCGCCGAACAAGCCCGCCGTGACGTTCGCAGTGTGGTTGGTGACGTGATCGCTATGGACAGCGCATCCGATATTTACGGTTTCGCTCTCGACCACATGAAGATTGACCGCACTGACGTGACCGGCACTCCGGCACTCCGCGCATTGTTCAAAGTTGCATCGGGCATCAAGCCTGTCGAATCCACCGTTATCGCTCAGGATTCTGCGGGACTTGTTAAAATGTTCCCTAACGCATCACGCTTTCGTAACGCATAGGAGAATTTATGACTGGATTTCAAAAACAAGTAAATCTAACCCCGGCTCCCGCTGTTGCCGGTGACTTCGCCTCCGCTTCCCCGCGCGCTAGCGTATTGGCAGGCCCAGGCGGTTTAGTCGCAGGCGTTGGCGGCGTAACCGTTGGCAATTTCGCATGGGTACAGCCTGATGGCGTAACCGTGGAAAGCTACGGCACAGGCACGGCGGTTCCTAATGGTTTCGTACACCGCGACCAGCAGGCGCTTATCCAGAATTACCTGCAGCAGTCCTCGATGAACATTCCTGTAGGTTTCCCTGTTACGCTGATGCGTCAGGGCGATTTCTGGGCAGTAAATAACGGCTCGGGTGCTTCCACCATCGGCGGCGCTGTATATGCCCGTTATTCGGATGGTGCGGTATTCACTGCCAATCCATCGGGCGCATCTGCAACCGGTTTAATCGGTTCAACCAACACGGCGGCTATCGGCTCGACCTCGACCGGCACCGCAACGGGAACCTCGCTCGTTCTTACCTCGCTCACCGGTTATGTAAGCATTGGTGATGTCGTTTCTGGCACTGGCGTAACTGCTGGCACCACGATTGTATCGCAAAGCTCCGGCACAACCGGATTGGCTGGTACGTACATCTTGAGTGCGGCTTCAACCGCATCATCGGCCACGATCACCACCTTCGGCACGGTGCTCGACGTTAGCTCCACGACCGGCCTAATCAGTGTCGGTGATTCTGTTGCTGGCGGCGCGGGTTTCCCTGCCGCTTCAACCATCGTTTCGCAGATTAGCGGAACCGTCGGCGGCGCAGGTTTTTATCGGTTAAGTGCTCCCGCCACGGCTTATGTGGCCAGTGCTTCCGGCGTGACCACTTACGGAAACGTCCTTGACATTACGGCAGTTGCTTCTGGCACGCTTGCAGTAGGCGACCCAGTATCGGGTACGGGCGTTCCTTCCGGCGCTGTAATCGCTTCGCAGGTAAGCGGCACTTCTGGCGCAGTTGGCATTTATACGCTTTCGCTCGCCGCAAGCGCTTATGCCGCCTCCACCACAATCACCGTCACCGCTGGTATCGCTGTTACGGGGTGGACGACTGAATCGGTTGCCGCTGTTGGCGAGCTGGTAAAAATTTCAACTTGGGGGATATAATTTATGAATCCGATTCTTCAAACTCTTAGGGAGAGCGCAGGCATCCATTTTATGGGACAGCCGAACCTTGAACTGCAATTGCCAAACGTAGCCAATAGCGTGAATATCGCTATGGACGCGCAGCCCGGACTAATCACCGTAAGCAACGCAGGCATACCTGCTTTCCTTTCGACTTACATCGACCCGAACCTGATTGAGGTTCTTGTTGCCCCGATGAAAGCTGCTGAAGTAGTCGGCGGCGAAGTCAAAAAAGGCGATTGGACAACTGAAACAGCCATGTTCCCGTTGATTGAATCCACCGGCGAAGTATCCTCATACGGCGACTATTCGGATAACGGTATGGCTAATGCCAACTCGAACTTCCCGCAGCGCCAGAGCTATCACTATCAAGTGATAACTCAATGGGGTGAGCGCGAACTCGAAATGGCGAGCCTTGCCAAGATTGATTGGGCAAACCGCTTGAATATCGCTTCTGTCCTGACGCTCAATAAGTTTCAGAACAAAACGTATTTCTTCGGCGTCGCTGGCCTGCAGAATTATGGCTTGCTGAACGATCCGAGCTTGTCCGCCCCACTCACCCCGGCCACGAAAGCGGCTGGCGGAACTAGCTGGACGAACGCAACGGCTCTTGAAGTGCTTGCCGATATTCAGGCTCTTTATACGCAGCTACAGGTACAGGCGAATGGCTTGGTCGAACTCGATACTAAGATGACTCTGGCCATGTCGCCAACGTCTGAAGTGGCTTTGACCAAAACCACCATTTACAACGTCAACGTTTCGGATTTGCTGAAAAAGAACTTCCCGAACATGATGATTAAAACGGCACCGGAATATGCAACGGCATCCGGCCAGCTGGTGCAGCTTATTGCCAATGAGATGGAAGGCCAGCGGACTGCGGATTGCGCATTTACTGAAAAGTTACGCGCGCATCCGATTATCGTTAAAGCCAGCTCTTTTGAACAGAAAAAGAGCCAAGGCACGTTTGGTTGCATCATCTTCCAACCGTTTGCTATCTCCCAAATGCTCGGGGTGTAGTTTACGGCCTGATTTGATTGAATGGGAGGCCGGTGTTCTTAAAATAAACATCGGCCTTTTATTTTATACTTATTTGAGATAACTTAGGGGATGGTAACAACCCTAATTGAAAGATTAAATATGTCCAAATCAGTAACAATGGTTTGCTGCAAACTGCCGCATGGAATCGTGCTTCATCACCCTATGGACGCAAACAATAAGGTGACTTTGAACGGCTTAAATAAGGTTACCATCATCGGCGCGAAATATGTGACCAATGCCGTTGATACTGAATTCTGGGATCACTGGATTTTGGCAAACGCTGATTTTTCGGCGGTTAAATCCGGTGCTATTTTCGTAGCGAAAACGGTTCAGGATGCCGAGGCTATTGCCAAGGAAACGGAAAACGAAAAAACCGGATTCGAACCGATGAGAAAAGATTCTCTTGGCGTTAAACCTGCTGCAAAGAGCTAAAAATGACCGTTGTCGTATTCGATCCAATAGCATTTCGGGCGCGTTACCCAGAGTTTAATGCTGTGTCGAATGCGGCGCTGAATGCCTATTTTAACGAAGCTACGCTTTACCTATCCAATACCGATTGCTCCCCCGTTCAAGATGTCACACGCCGCACGCTGCTGCTGAATATGCTAACGGCGCACGTGGGATTTCTTGGCGGGGCGCTCAGCACGGATGGCCAGGCGCGTCCTGTAGGGAGAGTGTCGCAGGCAACGGAAGGGTCTGTTTCCGCCACGTTCGATTATACGCCTGCCACTCCCGGATCAGGCGCGTGGTTTCAATCCTCGCAATATGGCGCTGCTTTCTGGGCTGCAACCACATCCCTGCGCGGTATGCGGTATCGAGCGCGGCCAACCAACATAAACCCGCAGGGGATTTTTTACCGCAATCCATATGTCTACTGAATATCTCTCTGGCAGCGATGATATAATGAAGTCTCTGAAGGATATTGCTCGGAAAATGGCAGCCGGTGCAGTGGAAGTTGGGTTTATGGAAGGCGCGACCTATCCGGACGGCACGCCTGTTGCTGCTGTGGCGTTTTGGAATGAGTTCGGAGTGCCGTCTAATAACACTCCCACGCGCCCGTTCTTCAGGAATATGATTAAAAAAGAATCGCCCACATGGCCGGGCAAAATGGCGAAATTGGCGGATGCAACGGATTTCGATGGCAAGAAAGTTCTGAAGCTAATGGGCGAGGATATTCAGGGCGCGTTGGTGGAAAGCATCGTTGAATTCACGACCCCCAGGAACGCCGATAGCACGATTGCGGCGAAGGGTTTTAATAAACCGCTTATCCACACCGATCATATGAAAGACTCCGTAACCTATCGAGTGGTGGATTAACATGGATTTACGCACGGTCTGCAATCAAGTCAGCAACACGGTTAATTCAAATACCGCGATTACATTTCTGCCGTCCACCGGTTTCACAACGGGTGAAGGCGCGCGGCAGGTTCCATCATACGGGAATCCAATCAAGGGATACGCGCAAACGCAGGGCTTGAGCTGGTCGGACTTAAAACAGATCGACGGCTTGAACTTGCAGGGGACATTGAGGGCTATTTATTTTCGCGGGCTTATGGCTGGCGTTGTCACCCCCAAAGCCAAGGGCGGTGACTTGGTAAAAATAGGAAACGATACAT